TGGCCATCAAAGTGAAGCAGGAGCATAGCATAATGAATCACTTTGAGAAGGTCACGTTTGTTGCGACCATCTTTATCACCATAACGACTTCCATACTTTAGAATATTCGCCTGACAAAATCCAGGAGCAAGACCCTTTGCTGCCATCAGATCAATCGTTTGAATATCTTGGTATTCTTCGTTGTGACTACAATAGTGACTACCATAAGTACTAGTCACATAATCCTTAATGTCTTTCAGGATTTTATCTTCATTATACTTCCACAAATGATTTTTGTTTTCGCTCATAGTAACAGGGGTTTTATCAAGGTTGAGTGTACCATTGTCACCAATATGCATGGTGAATTGATTGATATTAGTGTTTTCTTTTCCTGAGCCAATAAAGATTGTATCGGGAGAAGGATTTGGATTACCAGTCAAACTGATTCCATCTTCTACCCAAAAATCTTGGTTTGGGATGGAACTTTCGTAAGTGCTTTCAAAGTTTTCAGACATTCTAATCATAGTAAAAGAACAAAAAGGGGAGGCACTTCTTACCTTCCCCAATTATATCAGGATTGTGTTTCCTGGTCAATGGGCATCTGGAAATCAGCATCCACTTTATCATACAGTTCCAGGAAGGACTGTTTGGTTTCATCATCAAAACGGTTGACGCACACTTGGATTGCCTTTGCTTTGTCTTGGAAGATGCCGTATGCACGGATGATGTGAACCAGACGACGGGTGCTGATGATTTCCTCAATACCACCATCGTAGAAGGTCTTGCGGATGATGTCTGCCCAGTCCACCAGACGCTTGCAGAAGTCACGGTCTTTCACACCAAGATCCAGAGCAACGCCTTCCAGGATCTTTTGTTCAGTTGCAGGAGCAGGATAAGACTGCTCAAAGGTCACGGGGAAACGTTCAAGGAAAGCTTCATTAAGAACGTTAGTGCCAATAAATCGACCGTCATCAGAACCCTTACCTTTGGTATTGGCGGTGGCAATCACATTGAAACCAGAAGCAGGTTTCACAAAGCGACCAATCTTTTTAAGGAACACACCCTTACCTTCCAGAATAGATTGAAGGCACAGGATCTTGTTGGAAGCAAGATCAATCTCATCCAATAGGAGAATAGCACCACGTTCAAGTGCTTCCACCACAGGACCATTGTGCCAAACAGTAGCACCATCAACAAGACGGAACCCACCAATCAGGTCATCCTCATCCGTTTCAATCGTGATGTTGACACGAATCAGTTCACGTTTGAGTTGAGCACACGCTTGTTCAACCGAGAACGTTTTACCGTTACCCGAAAGACCCGTAATGAACGCAGGGTAAAAGATACGGGACTGAATAATCTTTTTAATATCGTTAAAGTTACCAAACTTGACGAAGGTATCATCTTTATCAGGAATAAGGTTTTGTTCAGCGGCAGGAAGAACGGCAGGTGCTTGATAAGAACGCTCAATCTCTTCAACACGTTCTTGAGTCACTTCCAGATTCCAACGACCACGAGTAGTCTTGAAAGGTTCCAGACGACGAGTTACGGTCTGGTAATTCATATTACGAGAGGCACAGAAACCTCGAATATCCCCAGCACTAATTTCAGTACCATAGAGATTTTTGAGATCAGAAATGAGTTGTTCGTCAGTCACAGGAGATTTGCGAGGCATAATGTGGTTGGGTGGTGTGTTTCAACTGAAGCTATAATACGCGAAAACCACCCCAGAAGAAAGGGGTATTGTGCCAGTTTAAAAAGTGTCCACTACAAGATATTTTTTACTTTACCAAAAATGTTTCTATTCCAAAAGTCACAAATAGAAACTTCTATTTCGGGATCAACAACATACAAAGAAGCTAAACATCTTTGTTGACAACTCTGAACTTCTGTATGTCCATATAACAAAGTGGTAGCATCGGTAGAAAAAATATTAGAAAGATTTACAAATTTTTTCCCAGGTCCAACAAAAATATTTGCAAACTTTTGAGATTCTTTATACAAATCAGCAACAACAAACTTTGTAGGAGTTTTTTTAAAGACTGACCAATACTTAATAAATGATTCGGTTCCACCAAAATGGTCCATAAGTTCTTTGATTGATAAATCAAAACTATGATCCATTACAAATCTTGAGTGATCTGTTTTCCCCAACCAAGTAAAATAATCCTTTTCGGAAAAAGATTTGATACATTCTACAATATCATTTGTCTTCCATGTATGTAAGTGTTTATACCATTGTATACTTTTAATATTAAAATCATATACAATAATTTTACCATTTAAGTCCAATTTTTTATTTTTAAAAATATCAAACAACTTAAATCCACTTGCAGTATTTACAACTAAATTAAACTTACCTTCATTATTAATTGACATTGATTCACTATTAAATAACCATATTTGATCTTTTACTGATTTTGCATCATTTATCAACTTTACTTGATTCCAATTCTGACCTTCATATGGAGTTAAAGTTTTAATACTTGATTCAAACTTTTCAGTATTAAATTCTGGATAATAATAAAACTTATTAAAACGTAATTTTTCGCTCAAAGTTATTACTGGCCAATCATTTAAAAACATAGAACTCAAAAGTTTCCAACCCTGTCCAGCGTTAGATTGGTATTCTTGTTTGTTTGAATACTTAACCCACAATGGAGTATAGTCATCATGAAAGTTTTCAATACTTCTTTCAACTACAGGTAATAATTGTTCTTCAGAACACCAATCACCAAATTCCGGACATCCAACTTCTTTCCATGCAGAAACGTTGACTATAAAAAATTGGTGGTGTAATTCCAACCACCTCCCAGGCCAAGATAATATATGTCCAGCTATACCAAAATTATTTTCATTTATAAAATCTCTAATTTCTTTATCATAATCAAAACTCTTCAAAGTACATCCAGAAGATTGAATCACACAATACTCATATTTTTTAATTAAAGCTTCATTCAATATCTCATGTATTTCATCTCCACAAATTATATCTACATTACTTCTAGATCTGTTGAGATAAAATAAGGTTGCACCTTTGGATCTTAGGTACATCGAAAAATTATTAATCCTATTTCGTTGATTATAAACCCCGTAACATACCCGTTTCTTTCGAGTTTTAAGTTGATCAAATGCTGTTTGTATTAAATTATTATTAATAGATCCATGAACAATAAAATGATATCTAGGTTCATCACTATTATTAAAAACAGCGTGAACATTTCCTATATCTAAAAAAAATCCTGTCCCTTGACTAAAAGGAACTTTTCCCCATTTTTCAAAGTAAAAATTACATCCATCAGGATTATTAATTGCTATGTTCAAAGGACCAAAAATTCTACCATCACCATCAGAATGTGGCATAATGTATCCACCAGGAGATAGTTTCATGATCCTTACTCGATCGTAACTACCATATCCCAATTTTTTTAAAAATTTAACGCAAGTAGGAAAATATACACAAGCTTCTGTCCAATCATAATCTGGTTCAGTCAGTCCATATTGATCATAATTTTCAGTAGCATCTGGACGTATTCCATGTAAAGTTAAAGCAGACCAACCTTCATGAGAATAACTTAGATGTTTATCTTTCTGCCTATGACCCACAAAAAGATGATCATTATCAATGCATTCTTGATGCATTTCTTCAAAGTCATCAGAAAAATCTATTTGAAGAAAAGGCCAATCTGAGTCAAATACATTGAATTGTTTTGAAGAATTTGGGGGATACCACTGATTCTCCAATGAGTTTTCTATAAATGTTTCAATTATTTTGTTCATCTATTTCAATTTCTACTACCCTTTTAATTTGAGAAAAGACTTCATTGTTCCACCTTTTTTGAACTTCAGTATTAAAATACCAATCGTCCTCAATTGGATGAAATCTTAACAGATCATCATCAATTACAATATGTCCAAGAAAATATCTACCTAAAGCTAGAGCATTTAAATTCTCAATAGGAATTATTTCCTGAGCTTCTTGTTCTATAGTTTCATACCACTTATAGAATTGTAACTCAGTTGTTTTTTGGCAATACGTTTTATTCTGAAAACAAAGCCATACCTCAGAACTATACCTTTGTTGAACTTTTACTTGTTTATTTGTAACAACTCTAACATCATCATCATGACAAGCGTGCATGTAGTCTTTACCTAAGGTGTTATATCCGAGATAAAGATGCCCCCACGAGAAATCAGTAGTTAAAAATAATTTATCTTTTTCTTCCAATCTCCTACCATCATATGGCGGATAAACAGACACTAAGGCACTGTATTCTGGAAAATCTTTCACAGTTGTACCCATTGCAACTTCTGTTACATGAATCCATTCATTTAAATCCAACCAAAGTCTATGAACATCTTCACCAAGATATAATTTTTTATCCGCACCATATTCTTCAAATTTTTCATGTAAACTATTCAGTTTTTCCCTATTTGCATCACTCGTTCCACTCAAAAAACTCAACATATTAAAATTATATGCAGTATTGATATCCTTCACTATTGAGTTTATTTTTTCAGTTAATTCATTTAAATGTAAATAATTTTTATTTGATATTTTGAGATTGAGTGATGCATTACTTCGGTTGAGATATGTTTTAACTTCATTCAACCACTTTTCCCTCAAACTATTTGGTTGCAAATAGTAAGTTAGTTGAAGTGGTTGTCCATTTTGTAACTCAAAAATAAATTTTACATGTTTATCTTTTTCAAAAAACTCCACAATAAACCTCAAATACTATAATAATTTATTTAATCAATCTCTAGATGAATCATATTTTTCTCTCGCTTTTGATTCTTTCTTTTCCTTTTCGGTAAATCCATGTTTCATAACTCTTTCGTTATGACGAGTAGCCTTTCTTCTCTGTTCTTCCTCTGGGGATTCTTTTTCACCCTTTACTTTTGGTTCTTGTCTTGAACCAGGAAAGTTCTTAGAGTGTTCTTTCTCAGCCTTATGTTGAAGGTTAGTAATACCTGCTTTTAGTCTGGTCTCTTTACCTTTTTTCGCAGCCATAAAGGAAGATTTTGCTTTTTCTGCACGTTCCGCACGAGCCGAATCTCCACGATCAGAACCTTCTGTATCCATCCTACGTGCTTCAATAATTTCTGCAAACCAAGATTCACTCATATTAAGAATGATTTTATCTGCAGACTCTTCATTTGAAGCATATCCTTCCTCAAGTAAATGCGAAAGAACTACTTGATAAGTGTTGTAACTTTCATCAATTTCACCCATTGCTTTTTGCTTACGGAGTTTCTTAGGATTCTTGGTTACTGTACCAGGACCTGGCTTGTGTCCACCAGCAGTGTACTCAACAGCACTATCTCTCGCATAATCTCTGCTATCTTGGTCAAGTTTACCCCTACCAGATTTACCCAACATACCAGACCATCTTGGTTTAGTAGATTTCTTACCACGATTTCCTGCATCAGGACCATTATCAATTCTCTGAGTATGCTTCTCAATTGCCTTTACTTTCTTAGTCTTCTCACCTTTCTGAGAATACTCACTTGCGGGTTTCTCACGTCTTGCGATAGCAAGTTTACCCATTGCTTGTCTTGCTTTAGGTGTCTTACCGTAAGAACCTTCTGCTTCATAGATATCAAGCATGTCATCCCAAGTGTACTCGGATAGATCATAACCTTCTTCTACAAGAGACTCCACCCAAAGTTCAAAATCTTCTTTAGCAAACTCACCCATTGCTTTTTGCTTACGGAGTTTCTTAGGATTCTTAGTAATTCCACCAGGACCCTCTGAAGGATAATCATGACCGCGAGGAGAACCATGTGCTGCACCTGCTCTTGCTTCCTCTCTATCAGAAGCAGTCATTCCTTTTCTTGGAGAAGTCTCAGGCCTTCTTTCTGCAGGATTAGTTCTTCTGAGCATTTTCTTGAGGAAAGGCTTTCTCTTTGCAGTCATCTTGGTTTTTGATGCTGCAGCATATGCCTTTGGAGTTTCACCATAAGAACCTTCTGCTTCATCAAGTTGTTGATTAACTTGGTTATAAGCTTCTGTCAGATTTTGCAGGTCGTTAAAGTCCATTTTTTTACAAATACTTTGTAAGTATTTAGTAAAAAAGAGGGGTTTCCCCCTCAAGCAACAAGATCAATAAACTCACCAAGAATTTTTTTATTCATCTTCTTACTCTTTAGAGACTTTGCGAATGCAGATTTAATTTGGGATTTTGTTGCACATTCATGAACATCAAACTCAGAATCTTGAGAAAGTGCCGAACCAGAAAGGCCAAAGTAAGAATGATAACCAGAATTTTTAATTGAAAAAGATTTATTCTTTTTCCAATCATTCATGATTTTTACATATTCTTTATTGTCTTGAGCATAACCAGAACTATATTCATAATTATCGTAATACTTACGAATGAAAGAATTAGCTTCACGATTTTCAAGAACCCGCATACCAATAAAATTCACAGAAGGAAAACGATCACGAAGGTTCTGAAGAAGAGTGTCCGTAAATTGATGAAATTCAAATGGTACTTTATAAGTACAGCCAGTTTTACGATCACGAATGAAAGTAGGGTGACTATTAAGAGAGTTCAATCCAATATAAGGTTCACCACCATCAACAGAACGATTTTTAAACTCTTTGTGAAACTTCATATAACAAGCTTCACCATCGGTTAAAACTACACATTGAACTTTCTGGAGTTTATTTTCCTTTTGAAACTTAGGCAAAATTTGATGCATTGCAATCAAAGCTTCATTCAAAGGAGTTCCAGAAAGAAGTAGTCTAGTCGGAGTATTATACATTGGAGCATCATTATAAGAATACTTAAATTCTTTAGCAATGCGATAAATGTTAATCATTTGTTCTTCCAGAACACGATTATTTACTTTACTAGTAAAAAGATTCATCATGGAAAATGTTTCATCTACACAGATGAGTCCAGATTTCTTTTGATAGTGTGGTTCCATCCTCATAAAGTTTCCCTTTTCGTCATATGTACTACGACGCCACTCATTAGTAAATGCATAAACTTCGAAGGGAATAGAAACCTTCTTACAGAACCAAATCAAATTATAAAGTTGTTTGATTGTATCCTGCATCACATTTGACATTGAGCCAGACCAGTCCAGGACAAACACTAGGCCATGATTTTTTCCGTTTGCAAGAGTGGTTACCTTACGGAACAAATCTTCATTATACTTATAAGTATGAAGTTTAGAACAATCTAGAACACCAGTACGAGCAGTAGTGGAACGAGCGTATGAATCTGCAGCTTTCCGACATTCAAACTCTTTCACCAAGTAGTTAACTTCTTTCTGAGCAGAACGTTTGAACTCTCGAAAATCTTTATCAATTTTTCCAAACAAAAATTCCTTAGCATTAGATTGACTCTTACTAAGAGATTCTACTGATTTGTTCCACCAATCATTAATTTCATCATGAACTTCAGAATTAGATGCAATGACAGTTTCTAGATTAAGTTTGGGAAGTTCCACATAAACATTTTCATACGAAGAGCTGTTGACAAGATCTCGAATAGATTCTTCCAAATTATCTGCAGTATGGACTTTAGGATCAGAAGTCTCTCCACCCTGATTTGAAGTTCCCTTAGAAGGTTGATCAATATCATCCCCCGATTCACCATCAGAAGGAGTCTGGCCACCTTCACCAGAGGTTTCAAGTGTATTCTGATCCGAATATTCTTCTTGGGGTTCTGAGGAAGGTTCTGAACTGTTTCCAGAATTTTGTTCCACTGTATCAATAGAATCAATCTTCATTTGTTGATCCTGTTCTTTCTTGCAGTACTCATAAAGTTTTACCGCAGCTTGAATCGCTTCATCAAAAGTTTCTGCATCACCAATCATAGTGATGATTTCTTGTTCTTCCTGATTAAACTGTATATCAATGTAGTTACCAATCTTAAAGTAAAGATTGGCACGATCTGCAAGATTAAACTTAGAAATATCTTCTTCCTTTACTTGGAAAAAATCATCCTCGTGAAGTTCACGATAACCCGCATAAAAACACTTATTGAGACCCGCATACCTACGTTTCATCAACTTTTCAATACGAGCATCTTCCGTAACATTCACAAATTGTTGTGGGATGGAAAACTTTTCACTCCAGTCCTCGTTAGGAGTATAAAGTGCATGACCCACTTCATGACCAACAAGCATATCGTAGACAACGTTAGAAGCCTTCTCCCACATCGGGAGAATCAGGACACGAGTATCCACATTGAAAGACGCAGTGGGAACGTGTTTGTGTTCCACCACCAGATCTTCAGTAGCGAGGAGACGGGCAAGATGACCTTTGACTTCGTGATTAACAGACATGAACTTTGTTTCGTATGTGGCTATATTACATGAAAAAAGGGGTCTGATTAGACCCCTTGTGACACTTTTTAAACTGTCACACCATTTTACTAAATCCTTTAATTTTATCAAATTTTATCACTTTTTCAAACTTATCCATAAGATCATCCGTCTTATGTGAAATCACAAATACATGAGCATCCTGAATGACATAACGAATAATATTTGTGAAGAAATCTGTTCCTGCTCCGTCTAAAGAACTATCAAAAATTTCATCTAGGATGAGAAGATTTGTACTGGCCGAATTTCTAAGTTTGGCAATGTCTCTCCAAGTAAATAAGAGAGAAAGGTCAATACGCATCTTCTCACCTTCACTAAATGACTCATAACTAAAATCTTCATGAACTGGTGACTTGATAACCTCCTTAAACTCCTCATCCAATGTGAAGTTGATGTAAAAATCCATCATCTGTAAATACTTGTTTATCTGCTGATTCATAAGAGGCAGATACTTTTTGATGATCTTGGACTTTACTCCACCATCTTTCATCAATGAATGAGCGAACTCGTAATAATTAACTTGTTCCTTTTCTGCAGATCTTTCTTTTTCTAATGTTTCAAGATCTTGTATTAAGTTTTCAAGGGCTT